ATATCCAGGTGCCTACAGATCTGCGTTCTTTGATGCCAGTGGTCTGTTCGAAAGCACATTTGGTGCCACTGGAGGTAACCTATACTTTGGAGCTGGATTTGCACCCAGTGCACCTGTTGCAGCCAATATGTACATCGGCGATGCAATGAACTTTAATGCTCCTGGCTCCAGACAGGCCAGTATCTACATAGGTGGCGTCGACAACAACTCACAGATCTATCTCAGGGGAGTTACTAATTTCCCCAACGAAACCGCACCTCTTTCATATCCAGGTGCCTACAGATCTGCGTTCTTTGATGCCAGTGGTGTGTTCGAAAGCACATTTGGTGCCACTGGAGGTAACCTATACTTTGGTGCTGGATTTAACACCAGCTCTGCTCAACCAGCCAATATGTACATCGGCGATGCAATGAACTTTAATGCTCCTGGCTCCAGACAGGCCAATATCTATATAGGTGGCGCCAACAACGACTCACAGATCTATCTCAGGGGAGTTACTAATTTCCCACTTGAAGCCAATCCTGGATATCCAGGTGCCTACAGATCTGCGTTCTTTGATGCCAGTGGTCTGTTCGAAAGCACATTTGGTGCCACTGGAGGTAACCTATACTTTGGAGCTGGATTTGCACCCAGTGCACCGCAGTATACAGTGACGCCAGCGGAGTATTAACTAATTCGTCGTCTGATAGAACTGTGAAAACTAATATTAGATCTATCACCTATGGACTAGAAGAAATATTACAGTTAGTGCCTGTGATATACAATTGGATAGATGTAGAGCGCCTCGGCAGCCAGGATGAAATAGGACTAATAGCCAATGATGTTGAATTGATTATGCCAGAGCTAGTGTCTATCAACAAAGATGGAACCAAGAGCCTAGATTATCCTAAAATAGTAGCACCATTGATCAAGGCCATACAGCAGATAACTGATAGGTTATCTACCCTAGAAAATAAATAGTCAAGGAGAAATACTATGAACATAAGCTATGAATTAAATGAAATAAAACCAGTGGTTCTGTCAGAATACAACGGTCGCCAGGATGTGTTGAAAGAAATCATATTTACAGTGATCGCAACAGATTCCGACAGCGGTATATCAACAGGAGTAGTGAGAACACATCGGTTAGATATCGATAGAGAGTACAACGATGCTGAGCCATTTGTTCCTTTTGAAAACTTTACAGAATCGCAGATTGACACGATGTTGAGAGATTCTCTGGTCAAAAATGGTTGGAAACAGTTGTTAGAGACAAGGATTCAAAATATGATTGACTCTGCTGGTCCTAGGACTTTTTCATTTCAGAACTGATGGTAGTCTAATCTATTTGAAATAAATTAGTTACACAGGAGATTTTATATGAATCAACACCAAATGCAAAGTCGTCTAACAAACATGCAACTACAGCAAGAAGAAACGCTCAAAGCATTGTCAAACAAAGAAAGAGAAGTCATGCAGCTCAAAGAAACTGCGCTGAAACTGCAGGGAATCATTGATTTTCTCAGTATGGAATTAAAACAGGACACCGAAGGAGATCACTCAATCGATCTAAATGCCTCTCAATCCTAAACTATTAGAAGACAATTACTTATTAGTAGAAAACTTCATAGCAAAAGAAACGGCGCTTTCTCTCTATAAAGAATTTAATAAGTTTTGTTCAGGCTTACTATATAACATGCCAGGGGATAGCCAGGCTCCAAACAGCCCGTTTATCTATAATTATCTTCCGTTTCTAGAAATATTAGTTGATAAGATCCCAACGATCAAGGAGCAGTGTCACGAAACAGTGTTTCCTACCTATTGTTATGGCAGAGTTTATCAGAAACAAGAAGAATTAAAGATACACACTGACCGAGAAGCCTGCGAAATCAGTGCTAGTCTGCACCTGTGGGGAGACAAAGCATGGCCGTTTTGTATAAAAACCAGCCAAGGTGAGACCCGAGAACTATGGTTAGAGCCTGGTCAGGCTGTCATCTACCTGGGCTGCAGAGCAGAGCATTGGAGGCCTAAGTTCAGCGGTGAAAAATACGGACAGGTCTTCTTACATTACGTGAGATCCAGAGGACCAAACTCTTGGGCAGTGTTTGACAAAAGAAAAAGATTTTAGATGAATACCTTGCAAGATTATATCAAAGTTTTTGATAACGTTATCCCAAAAAAACTCTGTGACAAGATAATATCTACCACGAAGAACAGTAAGATATGGACTCCTACAGTCGTGGGAAAAAGAGCAATCATAGATAAATCTGTGCGCAACGTAGATATTATATCTATTTCAAAAAAACAGTTACAGAATCAACATCCGATATTAAAAGAGTTAGATGAAGAATTATTCAAATGCAGTTTATCTGCTATCAAACACTATAAATCAAATTTTAAACAGTTAGAAATCAGCAATGACACTGGCTACGATTTGCTTAGGTATTCCCAAGGTTGTTTTTATAGAGAGCACGTTGATAGTTTTTTACAAAGGCCAAGAACGGTCAGCTGCAGTTTTATTCTCAATGATGATTACGAGGGTGGCGAATTTGCTTTTTTTAATCGTGACATACAAATAAAACCATCAGCGGGATCCGCGCTGATGTTTCCAAGCAATTTTATGTATCCGCACGAAGTGATGCCGGTAATATCGGGTAATAGGTATTCAATCATTACTTGGTTTGTTTAACCTGTCATGACCACATACAAATTCAAGATTAAACGATATATAAAAACATGAAAATAGCTATTATAGACATCATAGGCATACCATATGATGGAACCACTGTGTTCAAACAAGGTCTAGGTGGTTCGGAAAGTGCTGTGACACTGATATCATTGGAATTATCTCGTTTAAATTTCCAAGTCACTGTGTTCAACAACTGTGATCTAGATCATGCTAGACCAGGAGTCTATGACTCAGTGACCTATCGTCCTCTGCGTGATCTCGCAGATGATCACGAATTTGATATCGTGATCAGCAGTAGAACCATTATACCTTTTCTAGAGGGCGATCAATTCAACAAAGTTGGTGATACCAGAGCACAGCCATTTGCCAGTATGAATCTCTATGCGAGGATACTCAGCAAAGCCACGCAGCGAGTGCTTTGGATGCATGACACTTTCTGTCTAGGTGATAATCTCATAGAAGAGCTGGCTGTCACTGATCATATCACAGACATATTCACACTCAGCGATTGGCACTTGTCCTATGTCACCAACTGTCATCATGGCCGCAGACGTAATTTTGAAGTTTTGAAACGCAAGATGTTTATCACCCGCAATGGTGTTAGACTCTATCATGCCGAAGTGGATATTGCTGCCAAAGACCCCAATCGATTCGTCTATAATGCATCTGTAACCAAAGGCATGATACCCTTGGTTCAACAGATCTGGCCCAGGATCAAACAGCAGATTCCTCAGGCCAAACTCACGGTCATAGGCGGTTATTACAGATTCACCGTGAATGGTCAGCCAGATCAACAAGAACAAGATTGGCGTAGAATGGCCAACGATCCGGTAAATCAGCAATTGGATATAGAATTCACTGGGGTGATACCTCAGAGTGAAATAGCAGATAGATTGGTGAAAGCCAATTTCATGATATATCCTGCAGCTTTTCCAGAAACATTTGGTATCAGCACTCTAGAAAGTCTGTGCTATAATACCCCTGTAATAACCTGTAGATTTGGCGCACTGGAAGAAATCGCTCTAGAAGGTGCCTGCTATCTCATGGATTATGCCATAGAGCCCAATGTGCTGTTCCCTGATATCAACACTCAAGATCAGGTGAATAAATTTGTTGATCTCACAGTAAGTGCTTTTAACAACAGATATCTGCATCAACAGAAACAGTACTATTGTAACATAGTCAAAACAGTGGCCGGTTGGGATTCTGTGGCCCTGCAATGGAAACAGCACTTTTATCGAACCTGTGGCCGCTATCTGGCACTAGATGAATATCGCAGAGTAACTGAGATCAATCATCGCATACACAAAATATGGCGTAGAAGATACCATAATCTTGTGGAATTAGAAAATCACCGAGTCAATCAAGAATCTACCATCAATATAGTTTCAACTTTCTATAACTGTGCAGACTATATCGCCGACTGTGTAAAAAGTGTTGCCAGTCAAGACTACGACAATTATCATCATTGGTTGATTGATGATGCCAGCACAGACAACACTGTAGAGATCATCAACACTGAGTTAGAGGCACTGCCCGAAACTCTAAGATCCAAATTCACCCTAATACAGAACACAGCCAACCAAGGGGCTGTAAAAAATCAAGTGGATATGTTTAGAACATTTGATGATCACAGCATTGTAATGATTTTAGATGGTGATGACAGCCTGATCAATGACAACACAGTGTTGGCCTATTTCAACGGCATTTACAGTAATAGTGTGGAATTCACCTATGGTAGTTGTTGGAGCATGGCTGATAAAATACCATTAATCAGCCAACCATATCCCTTGCAGGTACGACAAGATCGCAGCTATAGACAACATCATGTCAATTGGATACTGCCTTACACACATCTTAGAACATTCAAGAAATACCTTATCAA